GGATTAACTGAATCAGAAGTAACTGCTCTTGCTTCTCAAGGATACGAAACAATATCTCAACAGTTAGAACCTTTAACTAAGTACTCAGGTATTTATGAAGGTGCTACTGCTAAACCTGCTAAAAGTATTCAAGAAGAACTTGAGGAAGAACAATTTAAAGGACTTGAATCACAACGTCGTAAGCGTCTTTCTGAACAGAATGTAAGAGCATTCCAAGGACAATCTGGATTAACCTCACAAAGCCTAAGTACTGGAAGTATTTCAGGAATAATATAACTAGAATCCCGACATGGATCCATCGGCCCCATGCGGCGTATTAGACCGATAGTACGAGCCAATATAGATTCCCCTATTTATATTGCGGCGTACGCCAACTACTAAGAAAAGGGAGAGGTTGCTATGAGCAACAACCGCGATAACTACTGGGATGAAAACGAAGAAGAAGATGATGTCGATATGACAACATTTGATTCAGACACAGACCTTGTAAAGAAACTACGCAAGGCCCTAAAGGTCGAGCAAAAGAGAAACAAGGAACTGGAGTCCTCTTTAGGAGAACTCACTAAGTCCCAAAGAGAGCGGGTTTTGAAGGATGTCTTTGCATCCCGTGGCGTAAACCCAAAGGTTGCCACATTCATACCAAATGATCTAGATGCTTCTGAAGAAGCGATCTCAGGTTGGTTAGAACAGAATGCTGATGTATTCGGTATTCAATTACAACCAAAGAAAGAGATAGATTCTAGAGATGTCGCATCTCTGCGACAAATGGATAATGTAACAACTGGTGCTTTATCCCCCGATAAGGCAGAAGATATGAGTATAAAAATTCAATCTGCACAATCTGCTGATGATCTTCTAAACCTAATCTACGGTTCACAATCGTAGTAATTTCAAACTAACCGAAAGGATCTGCTTAAATGCCAGATTTATATACCAGTGCCGCCCTGCCATCAGGGCAAGCAGGCACAGTGGTCGGTGCTAATCTTGTAACACAGGCGTATGACCGTCTCGTAGAGTTCGCTCTTCGTTCCGTACCGTCATTCCGTGCTGTGGCTGATAAGAAGCCTGTATCACAAACTCACGCTGGTTCAAGCGTACTGTTCCAGGTCTACAACGACTTGGCAGTAAAGACTTCTACACTAACTGAAACCAGTGACGTAGATGCAGTAGCAGTACCTGCTACAACAACTGTTGCTGTTACTCTAAATGAGTACGGTAACTCAATCATTTCAACTCGCAAGTTGGACCTATTCAGCCTTGCTGATGTAGAGCCAGCACTTGCTAATATCGTTGCATTCAACATGAATGATTCTCTAGATATAGTAGTTCGCGGCGTTCTTGCTGGCGGATCACAAGTAATCCGTGAGATCGCAGGAGCAATTTCAACTGCTGCTGTAACTGGTGTATCTGCAACTGATACTATCAAGGCGAAAGATATCCGCTACGTAGTAGCGAAGATGCGTGCAGCAAACGTAGTTCCACGTCGTGGAAACCTATTTGCTTCATACATCCACCCAGAAGTTTCACACGATCTTCGTGCTGAGACTGGAACTGCTGCATGGCGTCAACCTGCAGAGTACGTAAATCCAGCAGGAATTTACGCAGGCGAGATTGGAACTTTTGAAGGCGTTGCTTTCATCGAGTCTCCACGTCTACCTAACTCACAGGCTGGTTCAGGTTCAGGCACAACACAAACTCGCGTTTATGACACATTTATCATGGGTCAACAGGCGCTTGCTGAGGCTGTTGCTGAAGAGCCACATACAGTTATCGGTCCAGTAACAGATAAGTTAATGCGTCTACGTCCAATCGGATGGTACGGCGTAATGGGCTGGAACCTATATCGTACAGAAGCACTATGGCGTGTACAGACTGCATCTGCAGTACGTCCAAGCGCGTAGTTCTAAGTAATTAGATAGGTGGGGCTAAGGGAAACTTTAGCCCTATCTGTAAACTTACTAAGGAGACAAAATGCCAACAACAAAGTACTACTTTGAAACACCCTATGTAGAAGAGGGTCCAGCAGGATACAACAAGTTACACATTAGATATAAACTAAGACGTGGTGTATCAGTCATTAAAGAGAATGGTGTTTATCGTCAAGCACGATATCCGTACATTGATGAATTAAATGCAGCAGAAGCCTATTACCTAGGTGGAAGCAAATATGAAGTTACCCTTGCAGAGAAAGCGTCATTAGAAGCAGCAGGGTATACTGTAACTACAGAAATAGTCTAAGGGGAGACATGTCACTACATAGACAAAGAACACATCCTGAAGAAGTTGAGGGATGTTTTGGTTGCAAGATTTCCGCTTTACAATTGAATCCTGGTGAGGCTTCTACTCGCACCTCGATGTCAACTAAGAAGTGGGATGGGGAACTACAGGCTTACCGTGATGCGAGAGCACAAGGTATTCAACCTGCTTCCACAAAAATGAAAGATATCAAGGCAGCAGTTGCTGCATCAAATCACTTCGGCAAAGCGTTTAAAGCCGACGAACCAGGAAGAGGAATAATATAATGCCAATGGTAAATGGAAAAGAATATTCATACAGTAAAAAAGGAATGGCTATGGCTAAAAAAGCAGCCAAGAAGTCAGGCAAGAAAATGGTAATGAAGAAAATGGGTAAGAAGAAGTAATGGCAAATATGTCTCGTTCTAGGGCTGATGATAAGTCTCGTCAGAATCCAAACTTCCTATCATCTATTGCAGGACGTATAGGAACAATTGCCAGAGAAGCACGTGATGTAAACACCGCTTTCTTTACTGATCAGAAAGCATCATTTCAATTAAGACAAGGTGCTCAACCTGGGTCTAAGCAATTACAGAACCTTGTAGATAATAATACTCGGGCTAATTGGAATCTTAAGCGTCAAATAAAAGAAGTAGGTACTGCAATTACTAAAGGTAAAAAAGGTACTCGTTCCGATGAACTTAAAAAAGGAACCTACATTAATAAGACACCTAAGAAAAAGAAGTAATGTCATCGGGACAGCGTAAGAGACATGATGGTTTTAATAAGTCTCTAATTAAAGATGGCATGGTTGTTATTATGAGAAAAGATGGAAGCATCAAACTTCGTAAAGACATCAAGACAGGGGAAATAATAAATGGGACAAAAGCAGGAAAGCGTATCTCTAGCCTGGTGCGATAACGGAAATGTAGACGGATTATTTATGCTTGGGGTAACCGATGTGTTGCTTCAGGCAGGAATTAAGTTTACTTCCACAATTCGCAGTCAAGGCAACCAAATTGCTAGGCAACGTGATAGATTAATAAATCACTGGTATGACTCTAATAAAGCAGACTGGCTACTCTGGGTAGATTCAGATGTAGTTATAAGTCCTGAAACATTTAGAATACTTTGGTCTAACAAGGACAGATTAGCAAGACCAATGATTACTGGAGTTTATTTTACTTCAGATAATCCTGAAGAACCTTTAATGATTCCACTTCCTACACTCTTCACGTTTGAGGATGATAAGGAAACTGATAGGTTAATATCTAAGAGAATTCATCCACTACCTGATAATAAGTTAATCAAGGTAGATGCAGCAGGTATGGGGTTCATACTAATGCATAGAGATGTAGTTACTAGAGTTAAAGAAAAAATGGGAGACGTAAGACTATTTGCCGAAATGGGCAAAGGTGATAGTTTCCTAGGTGAAGATATCTACTTCTTTGCTTTATGTCATCAGGCTGGTATACCGCTTTGGTGTCATACAGGAGCACTTGCTCCACATATGAAGAGATTCTCATTTGATGTAAATTACTATAGAGCAATATTTGGGAGCAATAAAAATGGCAACAACACCAGCGTGGCAGAGGAAAGCGGGAAAGAATCCTAAAGGCGGTTTAAACGCCAGAGGACGGGCTTCTGCTAAGGCTCAGGGTATGAACCTGAAGCCTCCCGTAAAGAAGGCAGAGGCTAAGAAATCACCTAAGTCTGCAGCAAGACGTAAATCTTTTTGCAGTCGTATGTGCGGTATGAAGTCTAAATTGACTTCTGCTAAAACAGCAAATAATCCAAACTCTAGAATTAACAAGTCCCTTAGGGCTTGGGATTGTACATGCCGATGAAGAAACAATTTTGGGATAAGAAGAACCCTAAAAAAACTTCTAAAACATTAACACCAGCACAGAAGAGCGCTGCTAAAGCAAGGGCTAAGGCTGCAGGTAGACCTTATCCAAATCTTGTAGATAATGCCGCAGTAGCAAGAAAATCCACTAAAAAGAAATAGCGAGGAAAACAATGTCAACTCCATTTGGACAAGCAGGATCTATGTATGGCGAAACTGGTAGAGACCCTATGAAGGGTAACAAAAAATCTAAATCAGTAAGACCATCAAATGTAAATAAAAGTATTAAAGTATCTCAATCTGAGATCAATTCAATTAAAAAAATGGGTATGAGTAAAGCACTAGCATCTGCTGGTTCAGCATCTGCCTCTATGCAAGAAGGTATCCGTCGCCTTTACGGAGAGCGTCGTTATCAAGCAGCAACCTACAAGCCAAACAATGTAGTAATGGGAACCCCTACTGCAGGTTATGCACCTAAGAAGCCAATAGGTACACCAACTGCTGGTTATGCTCCTAAGAAAACTTCTTACCAAACAGGTGAGAGTTCTCCTAAGGTTAAGAAGGTTTCTACTGCTAAATCTACTAAGACAGTTAACAAATACGGTTTTAAGAAGAACTCAATCGCCGATAAAATCGGTACATCATTTAGAAAAGCCTACCAAGGTAAGTAAGGAGTAACATGGCAGTCGGAACTTTAGGTTCTACATTTAGTGCAGAATTAAACCGTCTTGCTAATGGCGGTACTTATCCTGCTATCTTAGCCTATAAAGGCGATAACGAAGCGGCCAATGTTTGGGCTAGCACAACTAACTTAGATGTTCAGGGTGCTCTTAATCGTAAGGCTGGCAAAACAGATCCAAAGACATTTTTAGACATCAACGGTGTTTGCAACTTACTTGCATCAACAAGTGATTTGGAAGCAACAGAAGCCCTTAGAAGGATATCCTCTTAATGACAACGACCTATGCTAATCTTGTAGATGAAGTACTATTAAACCTATCAGGTTATACTTTACGCCAAGATAGAACTACACATCTAACTGGTAATATTACTACATCTACTACTACTCTTAACCTCGCAAGTGTTAGTAACATTGGCAAAGGTCTAGTCGAAATTGATGATGAATTAATTTGGGTTGATACTTATGATCGTATTTCAAGTACTGCTACTGTTCCTCCGTATGGCCGTGGTTACAATGGTAGTACACCTGCTACCCATACGGCTAATACAAAAGTCACGGTTGCTCCGTCATTTCCTAGACTAACTGTTAAGAAGGCTATTAACGATACTATTGATGCAGTCTTTCCTAAGTTATTTGCTGTAGGAAGCACTACAATTACATTAGTTGCTACTAAGACATCCTATCAAGTTCCTGCTGATGTTGAAACAGTTTTATCAGTTACTTGGTCTGTTACTGGTCCATCTAATGAATGGTTGCCAGTTAAGTCATGGCGTCAAGATTCAATGACCAATACCACAGCATTTCCAACAGGACAAAGCATATCTGTATATGACGCAATAACACCTGGTCGTACAATTCAAATATACTACACTAAGAAACCAATCACATTAACTGCTTCAGCATCTAGTGCAACATTTGAATCTGTTACTGGACTACCTTCCTCTTGCAAAGATGTAATTCTATACGGTGCTGCTTATCGACTAGCATCATTCATTGATCCAGGTAGATTAACATATACATCTGCTGAGGCAGATCAAACTGATACCAAAATCCAATATGGTTCAGGTGCTTCAACTGCAAGATTTTTACTTGCTCTATATAACCAAAGATTAACCGAAGAGTCTGAAAAACTCCGAGATGTCTACCCAACCAGAATCCACTATACGAGGTACTAATGCCAACTAGATTATATTCATCCATATCCCAGGAAACTACATTAGCAGCAGCACTAAATAACAATGCTAATACAATGTTAGTAGTTAATGCTTCTGGTTTGCTAGCATCTATATCGCCAGCAGCAGGAGAAACCTTTGTAGTTGTTATTGATCCAGATACAGCGCTTGAAGAAATTGTAGAGGTCATAACCCCTAGCGCACCTGGTAACAATACTTTAACTATTCAAAGAAACGTAGACTCATCAACTGCTCAGGCTCACTCAGCAGGTGCTGCAGTTCGTCACATGGCTATTGGCCGTGACTTTAGAGATGCCGATGCTCACATTCGTGAAACTACAACAGCACATGGTCTAACCATTGCTAATGTTCTTGAAACTACAGATACAAATATGATTACTGCAGATATGCTTCAAGCATCTTCTGTAACAACTGCTAAAATTGCTGACGCAAATGTAACAACTGCCAAAATTGCAAACAACTCCATTACTTCAGCCAAAATTGTTGATGGAACTATTGCTTCTGGAGATATCGCAGACTCTGCTATTACTAGTGGAAAGATCGCTGATGGTGCAGTAGGAACAGCAAAGATTGATGATACTGCAGTTTCGGAAGCAAAAATTGCTTCTTCAGCAGTAACCACAGCAAAGATTGCTACAGATGCAGTAACTACTGCAAAGATTCCAGATAATGCTATAACTACAGCCAAGATTAATGATAGTGCAATTACCTCCGCAAAGATAGCGGATGGTACTATTGTCGCTGGAGATATTGCAGATGGCGCTATTACATCCGCTAAGATTCTCGACGGTACTATTGTTGCAGGAGACCTTGCAGATGGTGCAGTTACCTCAGCAAAAATCCTTGATGGCACAATTGTAAACGCTGATATTAATGCTGATGCTGCGATTGCTAAGACTAAATTAAATCTTGGTGGAACTATTACATCTGCTGATTTAGTAGACGGTACTATTGTTAACTCAGATATTAGTGCTTCTGCTGGTATTGAACTTAGCAAGTTGGCTGTTGATCCAATAGCCCGTGCTAACCATACTGGTACTCAAACAGCATCAACTATTTCTAACTTTGATACACAAGTAAGAACATCTCGTCTAGACCAAATGGCAGCACCTACTGCTGCTGTATCTTTAAATAGCCAAAAAATTACTAACCTTGCTAATCCAGTTGATAATGGAGATGCTGTATCTTTAGGATATCTTACTGGTCAAAAGGGTATAGCAAATGGTATTGCTGAACTTGATGGTTCAGGATTGGTTCCTACCCATCACCTTCCAGCCCTTGCTATTACTACAACACAGGTAGTTAACTCACAGGCTAATATGCTTGCACTTACTGCACAGATTGGTGACGTTGCAGTTCGTACAGATGTTAATAAATCATTTATTCTTACAGCAATTCCTGCTTCTACTCTAGCAAACTGGCAAGAGTTACTAACTCCAACAGACGCAGTTCTTTCTGTTGATGGTGGTACAGGTGCAATTAGCCTTTCAGGTACCTATGTAAATAGAACAACAGGTCAATTACTAGGTAACCTAGATGCTAATACTCATAAGGTAACTAACCTTGGAACTCCTACAAGCAATGCTGATGCGGCTACAAAGGCTTATGTAGATGCTGTGGCTGGTTCCGCTACTGCTGCTGCAGCCTCCGCTGCTGCCGCTGCTACAACTTATGATAATTTTGATGATAGATATCTAGGCGCTAAGATAAGCCCACCAACATTAGATAACGATGGTAATGCTCTTATCATTGGTGCTATTTATTGGGATACAGTATCTAATAATATGTACGCTTGGTCAGGATCTGCTTGGGGTTCAATATCCTCAACTGCAGCAATTTATCGTTATAGATTTAATGCTACTGGTGGAGAAACATCATTATCGGGAACAGATGCTAATGGTTTAACATTAAGTTATATGCCAGGTAAAGAACAGGTATACCTAAATGGTGTACTTCTTGTTCGTACAACCGACTATAATGCAAGCAATGGAACAAGTATTACATCTCTTGCTGCATTGACTTCTGGTGATGTAGTTGAAATTATAACCTTCACATCTTTTGAACTAGCAACTGCTGTTTCACAAACTGTCTTTGATGCAAAAGGTGATTTACTAGTAGGTGTTGCTGCAGATACTGTAGGTAGACTAGCAGCAGGAGTTAATGGTTACGTATTAAAGGCCAACTCAGCAACAGCAACAGGATTGGAATGGGGCGTATATGACCCACTTCCTAATCAGAGTGGAAACTCTGGAAAGTACTTAACAACTAATGGAACATCAACCACTTGGGGGGCTATCACAACAGACCCTAATCCAAGTATATTTATGCTGATGGGAGCGTAAGAAATGGCAACATCATACAAAGTGCTGGGGCAAGTAAACCCTTCAGCAAACACAGCAACGACTGCATACACAGTACCGTCTGCTACAGAAACTGTAATATCTACTATTACGGTTTGTAATACAGGGTCTGCACCTGCTACATATAGAATTGCAGTAAGACCAAATGCGGAAGGATTGGCTACTAAACATTACATTGTTTATGATACAAGTTTGGCTCCGCAAAGTACAGATACTTTAACCTTGGGAATAACCCTAGATGCAGCAGATGTTGTAACTGTTTTATCAAGTTCAACAACAACAGCATTTAATCTATTCGGAAGCGAGATTGCATAATGGCAACAGGAAATATCAAAGGCGGTAAGAGAAACTACGCAAAACCAAGTACACCTCTTTCAGGTACTGCAAATTTTACTGCAGATAGCCCAAATGTTACTGTTACTTATAATCCTAGTACTCTTGGTCCACAAGCAAATTCTTATCTTGTTACAGCAACAAGTAACACGCAAACTGTAACTGGAACAATCACATCATCAGGTTCTAACGTGGTGGTGTATCCAGGTGGTACATATGCTATCACTGTTGCTGGACAAAATTACAATGGTACTGGTACGGCATTAACCGTATCTAACTCTTTAGAAGTTCCGAGTACATATATTGCAGCAGCAACATTTAATACAAGTGGAACATATACAATTCCTAGTGGTATTACTGCAATTGCTGGTTATGCAATTGGAGCAGGTGGAGGTGGAGGCGGTTCTAATGGTGGTAGTAATAGCAATTACGGTTCATCAGGCGGTGGCGGTGGTTCAGGCGCTATTGTTGGATTTAAAGATTTTACTGTAACTGCTGGACAAACCGTAACTGTTACTGTTGGTACTGGCGGTACTGCTGGTAGCGCAGGTGGTGCTGGTAGTGCTGGTAACTTAAGTAAAGTTACTTACGGTGGTACTGATATTGCTACTGCTAATGGTGGTAACGGTGGTAATTCTGGTGTTGGAAGTGGTGGTAGTGGTGGAACTGCTTCTTCAAATGTTGCAGGCGCTATAACTATTACTGGTATGACTGGTGGTAGAGGTGCTAATAGTAATAGTGCTGGTCCTCAAGGTGGTTCTGCTCAATCATCCAACACAAACATCACTAATTCTGCTAATATTATTCCACTACTTCCATCTAATAATGCTTATGGAAGTGGTACAGGTGGTGCTGTAAGATTCGTAGCAGACTACTTAAGTGGTGCAGGTGGCTCTGGTAACTCAGACGCTTCTAATGGAGTTGCTAATGCTAGCACTGGTGTTGGTTCTGGTGGTGGTGGCGGTTACGCTGGTTACCTTAACTCTCCTGCAAATGTTGGTTACGCAGGTTTCAGAGGTCAAGTAGTACTATATTTCAAGTAAAACAAACATAGGGGGCAGTATGAAAGAAATAACATTTACTAATGTGCTTGGGTTGGATTTTTTTCCACCCAAGCCAGCAGTAAAAGAAGTACCAGACTGGTATAGAAACACACCAGAGTATGTTGATGAACAAGGTAAAAAAATTGTTGGTACTGGTACACCACACACAATTAAAAAATGTATACCTGTATTTGATGCTATAACTGCTGGATATATTCTTTATACTCAGGTAGATGTACAAGTATCAAGACAAGATGATTTACCTTTTTATAATTGGTCAGACCAAAGTGCTATTTCTTTTCATCCAATCGACCAGGCTCCCTTACATCCAACAAGAAATGAAGCACCATATCCTAAGTGGAATAATCCTTATGCGATTACTACCCCACCTGGATACTCAGTTTTATTTACACAACCAATGCATAGGCAATCTGTCTTTACTATCCTTGATGGCATAGTTGATACCGATACTTACACAGCCCCAGTTAATTTTCCGTTTGTACTTAACGATGTCAAATGGGAAGGCATAATCCCAGCAGGAACTCCTATGGCTCAAGTAATACCATTCAAGCGAGAGTCTTGGGAACATAAAATAGGCTCTGATAAAGAGCGACAAGAACAAGAAAAAATAACTAGAAAGTTAAAAACTCTGTTCTTTAATTCTTACAAACGACAATTCTGGTCACGAAAGGAATATAAATAATGGCCGATACATCAATAACCCTGTTCAGAGGTGCAGCAGCAACCTCTAATACAACTCTATACACAGCCCCAACAGGCATAGCCGTAGCCATAACTAATATTGCTATCGTTAATGACTCTGCAACTGCTGCTACTGCAACAATTAATTTGGCTACTGTACCATTAATATCAGGTATATCAGTTGCTGCTAACTCTACCCAATTCATTGATCTAGAGCAGATTATCTACAATGGTGAAACCATTACTGGCTCTGCATCTGCAACTACAGTTGACTTCCATATTGCAGGTTACGAGGTTTACTAATGGCGCTTACCCAAGTACCAGCAGCACAGACTGGTGGTATGACTTTAATAAGTACCACAACATTATCAGGTGTTACAACAACTCTTTCATCAATTCCACAAACATATAATCATTTATATTTAGATATTGAATTAGTTACAGGTAATAGTGCAAATTCAACAATTAATGTATTTCCTAATAATGTTGGTGACCAATCTTTTTCACAAATGATTTTCACTCAAACCATATCAAACTATGGAAGCGGTGATATTCCAATTAGTGCTAATTCAACAACAAATAGAACTGATAATAGAAACTCTTTTAATTTAATTATTAACAATTATTCATCAACAGTAGGATACAAGCCTTTTACGTCTTATGGAATGATTAGGGCTGGTAATGAAGGTAATAATGCATTAGCAGTTTTTGGAATGTATAGAGAAACTACTGCTGTCAGTTCTTTGGTTTTTAAATATGGTGGCACAAATTCTTTTGCAGGTGGAACAGTTCGATTATACGGAGTAAAATAATGAGTAAACCAATGATAAGAATACACAATGTTGAAACAAATGAAGTTATAGATAGAGAAATGAATGATGCTGAGTTTGCTCAATATGAAGCAGACCAAGCAGCCAAGGCTGCACAGGTTATAGCCGAAGCAGAAGCCGAAGCAGCAGCATTAGTAGCAGCAGAAGCAGAAGAAGTAGCAAAGCAACAGGCATTTAATGATGCCGTAGCAGCAGCAGTTGCTGCAGCATTGGCTGCACAGAATAATGGAGAAACTAATGTCTAAAGCAAGAGACCTGGCAAATGCCGCTGATGTCTTAGATGATGTATCAGCAACAGAATTAAGTTATGTCAATGGCGTAACTTCTGCTATTCAAACACAATTAAATGCTAAACAAGCATCTCTTCCTAGCCAGGCTGGCAATAATGGCAGGGTGCTTACTACTGATGGAAGTACTGTGTCTTGGAGTCCTGGACTTCCAAGCCAGGGTGGCAATACAGGCAAGTATCTAACAACAGATGGTTCATCCGCTTCTTGGGGAACCCTTAGTGCAATCAGTACAGCAAAAGTGTACTTTATGAGAGGATAACAAATGGCAAGTGGATTTTTAGGAAAGTCTAAACCTGCTGCTAATACTTGGACTAATATCTACACAGTTCCAAGTGCTAAAATAGCAAGTTTTACTGTAAATGCAGTAAATCAAAGTGCTACTTCAGCAAATGTTGATATTGTAATTTCAACTGCTTCTAGTTCTGGAAGTATCGCGGCAACAGAATACATTGAATTTGGAACAGATTTAGTTAGTACTGGTTCTGTACTAGAACGAACTGGATTAGTAACAGATGACATCAATGGTAAATATGTATGGGTTCGCTCAACAACTGCAAATGTTTCATTTCAAGTCTACGGATATGAGGAATAATAATGGCTCGTAATATAACTGATATACCAAATAAAGTACCCCAAAATTCTCCAATAGGTCTTGCGTTACAACAAACGCTAACTACTTCAAGCAATAACGTATCTATACCTGCTGGAATAAATTCTGTTTATGCTATCGTTATTGGTGGCGGTGGTGCTGGTTCTATACAAAGTCAAGTTGGTGCTGGCGGTGCTGGTGCTATAGGTTTTGGATGGGTAACAGCAACTTCGGCAGTTACGATAGGTGCTGGTGGTACTGCAAGCGCTAACGTATCTAACGGTGGTGGTAGGTCTGTATATGGAGAAATTTCTTCAGCAGGTGGTGGTAGGGGTGCTCAAGGAACTCCAGAGATGTCTTTTGGTGGAGCATTTGGTTCTTCTGGCGCAGGTGCTGGTGGTAGTAACAATGGCGCTTCTGGTGGTGCTTATATTTTAGGACCATTATTAGTAACTAACACATTAACTACTCATACTGGTGGTAGCGGTGCTTCTGCTAGCACAGCCAATAATATGGCTCCTGTTGTATGCGGTGGTGGTGCTGCTGGTAACGTTACTGGTGGTGATGGTCTTATTGGTGGTGGTGGTGTTTATACTAGTGGTAGCGGTACTCGTGGAGGTAATGGAATATTTTCTGGTGGAGCCTCTGGTGGCGGTAGCCCTGACCAAGAAAATAACCCATATGGTGGCGCAGGTGGTGGTGGTGGAGGTTACTTAGCCGCAGGCACACAAGGTGGTAATACAAATAATGGTACTGGTGGTACTGGTGGTCAAGGCGGCGGCGGTGGCGGCAAAGGTGGACCTAACGGTGTTCCTGGCGCTGGCGGTGCTGGAGCAGTTCTTTTATACTACTAAAAAAGAAAGGTAACAAATGAAATATTTTGCAGTAACTAATCAATCAACAATAACAAATGTTATAATTGCAGATAGTTTAGAAATTGCTGAAGAATTAACTGGTGAAGTATGTTTTGAATTTACTTCAGAGAATCCTGTAGGAATTGGATGGAGACTCATAGATGGTGTTTGGACTGAACCAGTTTATTTAGAAGACAATAACTAATAAATTTAATTAAGGAGCACTGTGGCTGGTCGTGATATTACCGAAGGGTTACCCGTCAATGTTGGTAACCCTGGTATTGCTGGTTTCTGGATAAACAACGCAGAAGACTTTGACGTTGCTATTGGTGGCGAACCATTTATTCTAGCCCCTACAGATGTAAATCCATACCAAAGAGAAACTGCTCCTTATCGTAAAGATGCATTTGATAACTCTAAAGAGCCAGGTGAGCAATCACTTACTGGCTGGTGGCTTCGTTCTCAATCATCGTTTCATGGTGGTAGTGGCATTAAGTTTTATGATCCAACTTCAGGAGAATCTACAGGCTATCGTTTTGCCGATTCTCAAGGTATAGATGTTTGGACCAAGGGAGAGGTAACTTTGTTAAAAGAGGCTACCTCAGCACATGCAACTACTGGTCCAGTTGTAGGTACAGATCATCAACACGTAAATCAACATCTTCGCACTATCCAATGGTCTGGCTGTAATGGAGTATTGCTTCACGATGAGTTTGACGTGGATAAAATTTATCCAGCAATTACTGTATCTATTAGTAATAAAGCACGTACTACTAACGTAGCAACACTTACTACACCCACAGCACATGGACTTACAGTTGGTATGACCATTACAATTACAGGTGTAGATGCTACATTTAATGGTGAGTATCGTATTACAGCCGTGCCTACAACAACTACTTTTACCTACACAACAGCAACAAGTGGAACGGTAACTTCCACTCCAGTATCTCCAGTTGGCACTGGTGTAACTAACCCAGTAAT